TTCCTTTTGAGCTTTGGTGTTACTCATATCGATTGGTCGTCGAGGCATAAAAATTCCAAAAGAATTTTCACGCCGACCCCGCTTGGTGCGTTTGGCAAAGTTAGTGTCTGTAAACAGACAAAAAGTCATCTTGCAAATAAGCAAGGGTTGTATACCCTGTTTTAACAAAACTAACTCCAGCTCGACCGCCCGGTGAGTCCACTATATACTCATTAGCCATTTTATACCAACTCGGATCATAAGCCAAGTCCAAATTCAACGGTACTATTTCATTCAGATTATCCAAATATTTCTCCAATTCAATTTGTTTAGGTCCATCAATTCCATACAAACGATGTACTAGAGCCCTAGTATTGTCGTGTATGTCCACATTAATCCTAATATCGTTCTCCAATGCGCGAACAGCCTTATCTACATGATAAGATGATTCGGCATGGGTGACTACGAACTTCGAAAATTTTAATCTTTTCGAAGCGCTAGACACAACAGAAGCGGTATTACGGATTGCAAACATAGCAAGACTTCTCAAAATAGGGCATCCAGGAAATTCGTAAAGCATTGATAGACCTTTACTACGCAACAACATCAATTTCACATCATCCCCGGAATTAGCATATTTGATGTCAGTCCACCCAAAACACACGGACGCTTCTTTTGGATTAGTCACATTATGTAGGGCTTCTTGGTCAAATATGTTGCCGCAGAATGATGCTTCAGATATGCTGTTGGGTATCTCTATCTTAATTATTGCCCCCAATTCACTATACTGTGCAGCTGTAGGAACAAATGTACAGCCTACTATCCCGTCGTCTCCTTCGAAATAGCCATCTACTTTTTCAAGGTCGTTTCCGGCCTCTTGTAAAACAAACATAGTAATCAAAAGATTCATTAATCCATTACCACACGAAGTGTTCATCTCACCAGACATTCTTTTAGCTCTCAACCTACACGAAAAGGTTTTGAAATGTATGTTGTTAGTCTTTGTACTTAATGACAAAAGATCAACAATTTCCTTCTGCCTGGGGTGATTTCTCAAACTCCACCTATACATGTCCAACTCAATACTAAATAGTTTACTTACAAACGTAGCTTCGTATTGAGAAAAGTCAGTACAAAAAATCTTCTTAAATTTTCCTAATTTGTCCAAAAGGGCTTGTGGCCTTTCTGGACCGGGTATTTTCTTTATAAAGTGTTTTCCAGAAAACAACTTATCCCCGAAGATTTTGTAGTAAGGACCGACTCGTACTTTATAATCATCATGTCTACTATATATTCCCCTTAAATGTTTAGGGAGTGAGTAAAACTCCCGTTTAACAAAAGCTTTCACTTTTATATTAGGCTTCTTAGACAAGCCTTCTTCCTTAACTCTCCTCAGTTCATTCTTCCTAGACTGCGTGTAAGGTGCATTAGTTATCCATTCCTCGAAATCAAATTCTTCATTCGAATCTATTGTAAGATGTTGCAAGAAAGTTTCTCTGTAACGTTTGACAAATCTCTTGAATCTTCTCAGAGTTGCCCTATTCATTTCTGGCATTTTTGCGGCTACACGTTTAGTGCATCCGGCCAAAATAGAAGGTCCGTGGTTTAAGTCCGGAAAAGGACACACGGCACCAACCACGTCACAACCTAAAGAAGTCATGACAGGGTCTCTCCTCGTCGAATCAAAAAATTCAGCACGTAATTCTGTTACATAAAAACTTTCATCCGGGAACTCTCCATACTTGAGTACCGTCCCAAATTCCGCAGGACGATACCCGAACAGTATTCTGAGAGGGCGACCTATAGATGAAAATCCAGCCCCGAAGAGCAGTTTTTCCATTTATAGTACTCGCGTTGAGCGCAAGCCAACTTGAATGTTCCGATGTAAGGATCATCCATGCCTCCCATCATGTCATAAGGTATGTTGACAGAACAGTTGTTTTTAATAGCTAACATTATATTAGTCTTTGCTTTCTCGAAAGGTTCGTTATAAGCAAAGGTTTTTGTTGAACAGATCTGTTGCAACAACATAGAGGACACTGAAATTGACGTTTCATTAGTCCTGATTTGTATAATGTTTCCCAATTCGAAAACACCTCCCTCTTGACAATACCTAGCAACTTCTCGCATAAATGCCGGAACGAACTGTACATAATGGTACCTTCGCACTTCAACAGTGTAGCAAGAGTATCTCGTAATATCTTGTACGTCCCTAGTACGTAATCCACAATTGTGTTGGTCTGACCGCAAATCATAATTGTTGTTCATACCAGTCTGCACAATCGAATCAACAATAAATTGCATTGAAAGAACACTCCATTCGTCAGAAGTCCTCATCAGAAATCTGTAGAGCGTTTCAAAGTTTTTATCGTGAATCAAATTGTACATGACCTGTTTCCAGTATTCTGGATAGAATAATGGTATGTTTCTACAATTAAGATCCAAAGTGGGAGCCCTCTGTAACGGATGTGTCGAAAACGCATCAGTAAGTGGGATCTCACCTTTCTTCGTGGTAGGCGGTATAATACGTGGTTCCAGTTGATAATTTTGAGCTTGATAGATATCAACAAATTTTTCCCTTTCTTCACTGTAGAACAAAACGTCAATATCAATATCTCGCAACATATAATCATGCATACCTTCAACTGTATCAATACCACCCTCAACATATTGTGGGAAGTGGTTTGCAGTATAATCTGCCATTTCCTCCACCCCCTTCGCTATAGCCTCCCCGACTATATCGGCATGTGTATCAAAATACACCTCAACATCCGCAGTCTTCTCCACTACGGTCTTCTTAATCGTCTCCATAATCAGCGGCATCCTATCCTTGACTCCACTAACTATCCCTGAAAGGGTGCCCCACCAGCTACCCCCAGTAACAACCTCATCTTCCAGTTCCAATTCTTCAATGACTATTGAATCCTCGCTTTTTGGTTCACGAGGAACCCAACCTGCATTAGCCTGACGATAATCCCAAACTTTAGCATGTTTCTTAGCACGACTATCGTCGCCCTGGTCCACATGGTTAATTTCGAAAAAATCAGGAAACCTCTGCCTATTGTATTTCATTCTCAATATCCTTCTGTCTAAATCGCACGGAGCAAATATATCCAAAAGGCTATTGAGTTCATTGTCCAAATCTTCAACTGGGTAAGTACCTTGAAAGAGACTTTTCCTAACTTCATAAAAGTCATGCATATCCTTAATTTCTAACCCTGTGACCTCCGATATTACATCGAATTCATAAGAATTAATAATTACAAGATTTGTCGTTGACTCAAATTCATCAGAATCAATCCCCATCATAGTATTTGATGATTCAATCTCTTCATCACTCATTTCCAACAACTTATATACCCTCTTTCTGATATCGGGTTTTACTATAAGACATTGTCCACACATGATTTGCTCATATAAATTATAAACTTCGCTAAGAAGTCGTGGTGCAGGTAATTTAGTACCCATAAGTGCATCACGCCACAAAATTGACCTGTCATAATCGACATATCCATCCTCACTCGATCCAGCTAGATCGGCGTAAAATTCTTCACCATTAATTAAACTCTCATCTGAGTAAAGTGAAAAACTATCTTCTGTACCGGCAAATTTCAAAGCAACTTTGTCCCCATGAGGACTCATTACCCAAAACACTCCTTCTTGCGACTCTGATGAAGATTGAACCAAGCGTAGCTCATCTTCAACCTCATCAGGCCTGTTTCCAATTCCAAAGGCTATACGCAACTCATTCTCAGCTGGTAAAGTTTTTTCAAATTCGGTCTCAAAAGTTTGAACATCAAACCTATCCTCTGCCGAGTAATCAATATCATTGATTAGTGGGGAATCAGCTCTGGTGGGAGCTTCATCTATTACACGTGAAGTACTATCTTTTAAAATGTGAGGTTGTAAATTCATGGTGTCAGAGTCGGTTACTAATTTCTTTGTCTAGTCCAAAACGCAACGTAAATCCGCCGATAAGTATACCCTTACGGTGTGGTTTATTGACCATTTTCAAAAATTAGAAAATGCCCAAAGGCCCACCGGCTAGCGCCCCTGTTGACCACAGTATTAGTGTGTAATCCATAAGACCACTTGAATAATCTTACAGACCAACTGTCTCCCGACTGGGGACGCACATGCAAAAAGTTACTAATGCATGCACGCACATCCTACCTCTTGTGACTAAGAGTCCGATGCTCCTTGGAGTGCGCTACGCTCTCCAAGGGGATACCTGTTATCAGCACCCAATCTAGCAAACGTCACGCTAACACACCCGTATCCAACGGTAGTGATTTGCAGAGACATTTGCGGCACCCCGAATCCAGTGTTAGTGTCATCGGTATCACCCAAACCTAGTATTAGTAGGAATTGGATGCAAAGTGCATGAAAATAGGCAGCCGATTAAAG